GGCCTTAGGTATTCCCTCTTTGGTGATTCACCCCTTCTTTTCAAGTGTGATTAACAAGTTGCACATTAGGTGATTAGCCTTCTGTACTTCCTGCAATCCACTGATCGGAAATGGGGTAATCTCAGCACCCTTATAAATTAAGCGTTTTGCAAATTCATAAAGGTTAGGTGACACATGGGTTTTATCCCGTGCAACACCAACGCCAAGATCTTTCAGCACCTCAAGGTATGCTTCCGCAACATCTTTATCTCCAATTACAATATCATCACCTAGCAGTGCATATGGTAAGGTTTTTCACGCCTTATTACATATCCTGCAACAGTAATAGATAAGATAATGGTGAGTTAAAGCGAAGGATGACCATGAAGAGTAGGCTCCCATAGGATTACCAACAGCGTATGAGATCTCTTGCGAGATCTTACTACCGTATGGATAATATCTAAAAGGATAACCTACCATCACGTCTTTCCAAGCCTCAACATAGGATGTTGGGAAACGGCTAGCCAGTAATTGAGCTATTAGGTCAATCGGAAATCTATCAGTAGCATTAGATAAATCTATGCTATAATAAGTTTCCGCGCCTTCTAGCGCTTTCCTGAAGCCCCCTTGATCATAAGTTTGGTCTTGGGGTATTTTCCGTAACACAGCAAAGAGATACTCATGAAGAGGTTTTAACACGGTTTGACTAAAGTAGTCAAGTTGCGCTATAACCCTCACTTTCAACTCCTTATCTGGAAAGTAACAAAGCTTACGGATTCACATATTCGGCGCAGGTTTATGAAACAAATTAAAACCTCGGAATATGCTTATCCCGCTTAGTAACGTTTCCAGAACATTGGTGAACTCAGAACCACCGACAGTCTTTAAAGATTTAATGAGACTGTCTGGAAGTGACTCTAAGTCATCCACAAACGATTTAAGAGCGTGCCCGTTAGGGCCACTTTTAGTCGTGAAATGGAATTGACGCCAACGTGCTGATTTCGGAACGTCCCCAGTGGCGAAGTACCCTAGTTCAGCTCAGAAAGAACCAGACCACATAGCGATATTAGCTACACCCCGACGAAAATTTGGGGCTGCAGATACCGGTGTGAAATCAGGCTCTTTACCGAGTTTCAGACTCCGTGGTGAATAAAGTATTGTATTGAGAAACTGCAGCTTTGACGCTGGAATTTCTCCTCTACGCAACTCGTTTGCCAGGAATCCTAGAGCTAAGGGTATACCGTCTCTAGTATATCTAATACCATCAAAGCGCGCTGGATTACCTGATAAGTAATTCAACAACGCTCCGCGAAGCTTCTTTGCATAAAGCATTGAAAACTCGCTA